GCTGACCCCGACGGCCAGCTTCCTGTCCCCGAAGCTGACCAAGGCGGGCATCCCCCACGCGGGCCCCTCGGACAAGTCACCGGGCAAGCACCGGGTGCTGACCAACGCCGAGGTCGGCAAGGGGTGTGTGGCGTTCCAGGAGATGGTGATCAACGCTACGATCGCCCATGTGAGCCAGCCCGAGCTCAACGACGCAGCGCGCAACGGAGTCACCCGGTACGTCATGGACACCCAGCAGTGGGACCGCCGTGAGCGGCGGATCGACATCTCGCCGCTGGTGGCCGCCTCGGTCGCCGCTCAGCGCTGGCTGCTGAACACGGCGGTTGTCAAGCGTCCGGCGCTCCCGCCGCGTAAAGTCGAGGCCAGCGTTACCAGCATCGCCAACATCGCATTCTGAGGGAGGGGTTCGTGGCCGCACCGCCTGCTCCTCGCCGCACCCCTGTTCGTGAGCGTGGCTACGCCAACTCCACCGGTACGTCGACCAGCAACTGGTGGGATGTCGTCGACGAGGAGACCCCCGATCTCGTCTGGCCGCTGTCGGTCTCGGTCTACGACCGGATGCGCCGCACGGATGCCCAGGTCGCCTCGGTGCTGCGCGCCATCACCTCCCCGATCGTGCGCACCCAGTGGCGGCTCGACGGTGCCGGGTGCGACGAGCAGGTCACCCGGTTCGTGGCCGACAACCTCGGCCTGCCGATCGTCGGCGACGACGAGCCCAACACCACCCAGGCCAAGCTGCGCGGCCGGGACCGGTTCTCCTGGGAGGCCCACCTGCGGCTGGCCCTGCTGATGGTCACCTTCGGGCACAGCTTCTTCGAGCAGGTCTACCGGGAGACCGAGCCGGACGAGTTCGGCGACTACAAGCTCAAGAAGCTTGGCCCCCGGCTCCCCCGCACCATCGCCGACATCAACGTCGCCCGGGACGGCGGGCTGGTCTCGGTCGTGCAGTGGGGCCCGGCGCTCGGTGGCTCTCTCGGTGGCGGGGTGACGCTGCCGGTCAACCGCCTGGTCGCCTACGTGATGGACCGTGAGGGAGGGAACTGGGTTGGCCAGTCGTTGCTTCGCCCGGCCTACAAGCACTGGCTGCTCAAGGACCGGTCGCTGCGCACCTGGTCCCAGTCCATCGACCGCAACGGCATCGGCGTGCCGTTCTACACCGCAGCCGAGAACGAGGAGACCCTCGACAACGGCCTCACCCTGGCCACCGCTGTGCGCGCCGGGGACAACTCCGGTGGCGCGATGCCCAGTGGCGCGAAGATGGAGATGAAGGGTGTCGACGGCACGCTGCCCGACATCAACATCTTCGTCCGCTACCAGGACGAGCAGATCGCCCGCGCCGCTCTTGGCCACCTGCTGAACCTCGGCAGCCAGGGTGGCGGGCAGGTCGGGTCGTACGCCCTGGGTGCCACCTTCCAGGACGTGCTCACGCTAGGCATCGAGTCCATCGCGGGCGAGGTGCGTGACACCGCCAACCCGCACATCGTCGAGGACCTGGTCGACCTGAACTTCGGCCCCACCGAGCCCGCCCCGCAGATCGTCTTCGACCCGATCGGTGTCAAGACCAGCGAGCTCGACCGGGCCCGGGACGCGGCCGGGCTCACCTCCGACGTCGCGCTGCTCAAGTTCCTCCGCTCGATCCCCGACCAGACGGAAGAGGCGTCATGACGTCCCAGGCCCCGATCCCGGCACCCGAGCTTCCCGAGGAGATCCACTCCGCTGGTCTGCTGTTCTGGAAGGACAAGCCCCCGGAGAACTTCTCCGACGTCTTCCGGACCACGGTCAAGAACGAGACCAAGGTCGAGGGCGACAAGAAGACGACCAAGAAGGTCGCCACCATGCGGCTCTACGGCCCGATCTACAACGGTTGGATGGGCATCAGCGCCAGCGTCGTGGCCACCGCGCTGAAGGAGATCGGGGACGCCGAGGAGATCCGGGTCCGGATCAACTCGCCGGGTGGCGACGTGGCCGAGGCGATGGCCATCCTCAACATGCTGCGGGCGAACGGGGCCAAGGTCGTGGCCGTCGTCGACGGCATCGCTGCATCGTCCGGGTCGTTCCTGGCGGCCGGGTGCGAAGAGACCGTGATGAGCCCCGGCACCCAGATGATGGTCCACGACGCCTCGGGCATCTGCCTCGGCCAGTCGAAGGACATGGTCAAGATGGCCCAGGCGCTGGACTCCTTCTCCAACTCGATCGCCTCGGTGTACGCCGGGGTCACCGGAGGGACCACCGAGGAGTGGCGCGCGGTGATGGTCGAGGAGACCTGGTATACCGCTGATGAGGCCGTCGAGGCGGGGCTCGCCAACGACGTCAGGGTCGTGAAGGACTCCGGCAAGACCGAGACTCCCGATGCCGAAGGCAGCGAGGACATCGAAGACCGGGTCAAAGCCCGCTATGACCTGTCAATATTCAACTACGCGGGGCGTGACCAAGCGCCCCCACCCCACAGTCCCCCGAGCGCGTCCGCGATCGGGTCCGTCAACACCTCCGAAAGGGGATCTGCCGTGGCTTTCACCGCCGAGCAGCTCACCAACATGAGGCAGGATCTCGGCTTGGCCGAGGACGCGGACGAGGCCACCATCGTGGCGGCACTCTCCGAGGCCCTCTCCGAGCGCGCAGACCCTGTTGCCTCACCACCGGTCTCGGCCTCCACGCCGCCTCCGGCTGCGGACCCGGCTCCGGCCGCGCCCGACCAGCCCAGCCCGGGCACGATGGTCATCGACTCCTCGGCCTGGGAGGAGCGTGAGGCGCGGATCAAGCGCCTCGAAGCCCAGGACGCCAAGCGCCGCCGCGACGAGCGTGACGGCGTGATCGCCCAGGCGGTTACCGACGGCAAGTTCGCCAAGGCCCGCTCCGAGCACTGGGCCAAGCTCTGGGACGCCAGTCCCGAGCAGACCCGCACGGTCATCGAAGGCCTGACCAAGAACGTGGTCCCGGTCTCCGAGCTGGGCCACGCCGGGGACGACGAGTCGATCGACGACGAGTTCGCCGGTCTGTTCCCGCCCTCCTACACCCCGAACGGAGCGTGATCGGCCATGGCTGACTACTCCCCCGTCTACACCGGAGGTGTCATCCCGTTCACGGCGACCACCTCGGGTGCCGTCACCGGTGGCAACGTGCTCGTGTGGTCCGGTTCCAACACCGTGGCCAACGCGGGTGCCGACTCGCTCATCGTGGCCGGTGTTGCCGCCCACGACGCGGCGTCCGGTGCCAAGGTCACCATCTGGCCCATCGACGGCTGCATCCACGAGCTCCTCGCCACCGGTGCCATCACCGCTGGTGCGGGCATCGTGACCGACGCCGCCGCAGGCACGGTCAAGACGGCCGTCATCGCCACCGCTGCTGCGGCTGGCTCCCTGATCGGTACCGCCGTTACCACGGCAGCCGGTTCCCCACTGAAGCTGCGCGTCCAGGGACGCCACTAATCCCGAAAGGAGATAGACCATGCCTGGTTCATTCCCAGCAGGGGCCCCGACCCTTTCGGGTGACACCGTCTCGGTCAGCCGGTTCCTCCAGAACCCGGCCGCGCTCAACCGTAGGTTGCGGAACTTCCGCCACCTGAGGTTCGTGGCCGACCAGATCCTCCAGGGCCGTTACCGCAGCTCTGGTGGCGCGGTGCTCTACGAGATGAGCGAGCCGTTCATCTCCGACCGCACCGTGGAAGCGGTCAGCGCCGGGTCCGAGTACCCGTACGCCAACCTGCCGACCGGTACCGCCGCGATCGCCGCGATCCAGAAGTGGGGCCAGAAGGTCCTCCTGACGGACGAGGAGATCACCCGGAACGCCTACGGCGGGGCCGCGATCGACCGCAGCCTCGGCAAGGTGGTCAACTCGATCATCAAGCAGGTCGACACGATCGCCATGTCGGCGGTCAGCTCGGCCATCACCCAGACGACCGGTGCGGGCGTGCTGTGGGAGACGGTGGCCACGGCCAAGCCGCTCACCGACATCCTGCTCGCCGCGTCGAACATCCGTCAGCTCAACCTCGGCTACGACCCGGACACGCTCCTGCTGTCCGACAAGGCCTACGTCTACCTGATGGTCAACGACGCCGTCGCGCAGCTCCGTGCCCGCGAGCGCACTGAGAACCCGGTGTACTCCGGCTACATGGAGACCATCGCCGGTCTGAACGTCCTGGTGACGCCCAACCTGCCCGCAGGCACGGTCGCCTACGTCCTCGACACCAAGGCTCTCGGCGGCATGGCCGACGAGATGGACGGTGCCCCGGGCTACTCGGTGGCCGACCTCGCCGTGCAGGTGAAGTCGATCCGCAAGGACGAGCAGGACGCCTGGGACCTCCAGGGTCGTCGCAAGACCGTTCCCATCGTCCAGGAGCCCGGTGCGGGCTGGAAGATCACAGGAGTCGTGACCTGACATGTCGAAGTCATACCGCGTGAGCGCGCCCTACGTGACGCTGATGATGAAGGACCAGGCGGGCGGCGACGTCCTGATCGGGTTCTACGAGGGCGCTGTCGTGTCCTCCGACGACGTGAACGAGGACTCGCTCCAGCACCACCTCGACGGCGAGATGGTCGAAGAGGTCAAGGTCGACAAGGACGGCACCGTCGACGAGACCGCCGAGGCCAAGAAGAATGCTGCGGCCGCCAAGAAGGCTGCCGAGTCGAGCGGCGGCTGAGAAGTCGCCATCCCAGCCCGGACGGGTCTGACCCCGGCCCAGACCCGTCCGGGCGCTCC